GATGCAACTAATGCACCGCCTCCAGCGAGTACACTTGCTCCAGCAATTTTTTGTGCAGGGGTTAAAGCTCGTCTTTGTTTAATTGCTTCACGCAACAAGGCACGGCTTGCTTCGTTGTCCCTTTGCAAAGGACCAGCGCCTGGTAATGAACTACTTGGTGCAGAGGTTGCAGGAGTTGGCCTAGGTGCTTTAGAGCCAACATTAGGCGCTCTCAATGCACCTGATGGACCCTGGCCTGCAGGGCGGACGGCATCGCCTAGCCTGTCTGCCATACGGAAGTTCCGTGCAGTTTGGTTGCGAGCAACTTCTCTAGCCGCGCCTGGTGCCATATTGGCAATGTCATCTACTTGTCCCAAGACACTCATCGGTGCTCTTTGAATGCCACCACCTTGGAATCCTTTAGGAAGCATTCTTCCAAGAGTGTTGGTTACGTCATCAGCTAAACCGATGTACGTTTGAGGGTTGGTAATTGTATCTACAGCTGTGCTTCTTAAAGCAGGTCGAGCAACGTTGTAAGCACCTCTTAAAATATTTAGTACATTCATGGCTATCTGTAGTTAACGCGAAGGTAAAGGTTTGCGCCCACTGCTGTATCAGCTGGACCTGGTAGAGCCATGATAAATTCTGCCCCAGAACGCTCATAGCGATAACGTGCCTGGAAGGGATCTTTGTAGTTAGGTACATAAAGAATCTGTGCAAGACGATTAGTCTCATACAGATAAACTTCGTCCCATACTTTCAAAGCATCCTTGACATTGCTGGAGCGAATCGTACGATCAACGTCTCCCACAATACCTTCGACTCTTGTGCTTGGAGGAGTGAAGTCATCCTCATAAGAAGCAAGCTGTGTTTTCTTCTCTGCAGCGTCACAACGATTGATCTGATAAATGATCTTATCGTTGAACACTGAATCAGGAACAGAATTCAATGCTTCTTCTAGCCGTGCATAGTCACCTGCTGGGACACTGGTAACGTAATACCCCAGATGATACCTGATGCGGCTTTTATTGAAATCAGATAACTGCACAATGCACCGTCAGTATCTGTTAATTATAATCTGCACACATAATAGAAAAGCCCCTACAGGGGCTTAACCATTAGACGCGGATTAGATCAGCTGCAAATACTGAATCCCAGTCTACGCGAGGAATCGATTTTAACTGCTCAAGGCTAGTGAACCTTTCGCCTGACAAAGAAAGCTGTAAATCCTTAATCTCTTTTGCAGTTTTAAGACCGACTCCTTTGATATGATCGGCAATCATTTGAGCCGTAGCTCCATTGACATTAAGCCGAACATCTGTAGGAAATTTACGAGGCTCGTCTCCTTTGGCTGCATCTTTTACTTGAAGAGTTTTAACCTTCTTAGATGCTTCCTTGTCTTCAACGATTTCTGTCTTGTAAACAGTAAAGATGCGACCGTCTTGGTCTTCGACCATGAACCAATCGCCCTCATCCCATTCAGACACGATCTTTAACCTTACACCGGTTTTATTGTGTTTAAAGAGCATTGGGACTAGCTATTTATTAACTAGCCCCATGTTACCCTAAATATCAATAACCAGGATAGTTAGAGGCGATCTTGTAGGGAAGATACTGCTCAATTTCGTCATAATCCACAGGTACATCCTGACGTACGAAGCAAACTTCGCAAAGAATGTAGCCAGCGCGACCAGCTGCTTTATCAGCATCAGAGATAGCCCAGCCGCCGTTGGTGGCAGTGGAGTTAGTCAGTGCCTTGGAATAAACACGGAAGTTCGTGTTAGCAGTTAAGACTTCGTAATCGACAGAAGAATCTAGAGGGCAAGCGCCTAATCCACCAGTACCTGCAGCAAGATTGCTAGCAGCAGCAGTGATATTAGCTCCTTCAACCACACCTGAGAAACTTACAGGAGCAGTAGCAGTACCAGGACCGAAACCGATTACCTGAGTAGCGCCAGAAGTAGTGATGCCATCCAGTGCAACGCGTCCGTCACCCCAGCCAGAGGCTACGGAAACAGCAGTGCGATAAACGTAAGCAGGGCGATCAGCATCAGCAGTAACGGTCATGCCAGTGATGTTGACGCGAGTGTCATCATTCTTGTAAGGAGAAGGAATGATCACATCGCCCACAGTGACGTAGCCTGCACCAACAGTATTGGTAACAGGTACGTATCCACGCAGTTGATAGAACTGCCAGCCGGGGTTGGCCAAGACCGAAGTCGGGCCAGCCACGGAGGCATTATTTGTTGATCCACCAGTAGTGTCAATATTCTGATACCACCCATTAAGGGGTTCAGTCATGTCACCTGGGAAGATTTTCTTAGCAGATAAGTATGCCATTTTTCTTGATAGAGGTTGACTTATTTATGATCAGACCACGCCGTCATCGGAGAGGTAGCTGAATGCAGTTGTGATGAAGTCTTTGTTCAAGACCTCGAAACCAGCATAAAGCTGCCAAATCAGGATGATAAAGCGAGAGAAGTCATCGTTGTTGTTGATGAGTACTTGTGCGTTAGGACCGCCAATACCAACACCAACAGACTGAGGACCGAAGAAGTAACCTTGTGCAACTTCTTCAGAGGCGTAGTTAGCACCAGCATCGAATGATGTTGTTACAGCCTTGTTAGGGAAGTTGGTTGACTCGAAGAACTTAACGCCTTCAAACTGAACGCCAGTAGGCATCACAGGTTCACCAGCCAGGAAGTAGCCCTGACCAGCTTGTGGTCCCATGTAGAAACTGGAGTTGTTAGGCATCATGGGGTTAGCCATGTACATGCCTTGTCCAGGATTGCCTGCGTAGCGTGCAATCTCACGGAAGTCTTCGTCACGACGCAGATGCATCATGAAAGTAGGATCGCAAATACAGCGATACAGACCATCAGCAAAGGTAGGTACGTTGCGCTTACGAAGATCTTTTACAACTTCGAGAAGGTCAGTACGAACAGAGAACTGTTGGACTTGTGCGGTGTACTCAGCAGCTGTATAAGAAATACGGCCGGTTGAATCCTTAGCCTTGTCACCAGCGAAGTAGTAACCACCTTGGAGGCTGGAAGCTTGACCTTGTGCTTCTGCTTTTGCAAGTTCGTCAATAAAGACGCGGTCACGCCAACGACGGTAGTCATCAAGCAGCGTCAAGCTACCGATGGACTGGTGGAACATGTTCAGGTTGCCGGTGTCGAGCAGCAAACGCTGCGCGGTGACCAGGGTCTCACGAGCAATCTTGAAAGTTGAAGGCTGGGTAGGATCACCTGGGTCCGCAGGTCCGGTGTATTCCTTAAGCACCACAAGGACTTTCTCCTTCGTGATGTTACGGCTATTAGCTGTACCAATAGTCTGGTCAGCAATACGCTCGCGTGAATCCTTAGTACCAGGAGTTCCCCAGAACTTATAGCGATCCAGCTGCACGGTCTGGCCGGGCTGCGAGGTGAAGTCATGTACGACTACAGGCTCGACAGCCATTTCACAGACATAAGCGGGATGCGGACGGTATAGTTCCGCACCTAAAATCTTAGGAAAGTCGTTATCTAAAAACACTTGTGTTTATCCTCCGTATACGGATAGTAAGTTTGTCAAACGAAAGATTCGGGCAAAACAATTACCCTATCTAACTAAAAGTTTAGCAGTCTTAAATATGTTAAGTGCTAATCAATACATGGGAAGGTAGTTCATACCTTGCATGTTCAAACGAGAATTGACTGTATTACTGGAACCAGGAAGTTCTGGATCAATACCAATCATCTGGCCAACAGCACCAACTGCTTGTCCTGCAGCAACGCCACCAAGGGCAGCGGTAGCAGCAGAGGCTGGAACGAACCCAGCAGCAGTAGCTCTAGCCATGCCACGTTCAGTAACACGGCCTGTTAGATCAGTGATTCCGTCTGCCATGCCAACGAGGGCTTGTTGACGAATACCACCTTCAGGCATTTGAGCAGCTGCATTTAGTGCCTTATCAGCACCTTGTAAGCCACCTTTTTGAATCCTTTCTACAAGTTGTGGTGCATATTTACCAGCAAGTTGACGAGCGCCTACTAAACCAGCAGCACCGCCCAAGCCAGCAGCAAGAGCAGCGCCACCGGCTTCAACAGGGTTCCCG